TGCATGATCCACCTTTCAGAGTGAACGAGTGCGTGTGCGGAGCGCTTGTAGGAACTGATCAACTACTGCGCTGTCGGCTGTCGCCTGACTTCTATGCGAATCGTTGTTGAGAGTGTATCCCGACAGGTATTGGTTATGGTTAGTAATGGATCTAGTTACTGTCAGGTTTCTTGGGCCACCTGTCACCTCGTCGTTTGGACTAGGTGGGGTCGTAGATTGGGCCACCTGTGCATTACGTTGTGCATGGACTGTGTAAATGTTGCTTGTCCAGTCGCCGTTGTCGCTCCGGCGCTTCTGCACAGTCAATGCTCCGAGTGCTGTGAGTTCACGGACAGCAGTATCGACGGAGCCAATACTGCACTTGGCACGCTCGGCAATCAGCCTGCGTGACGGAAAGCATTTGCCAGTACGAACATCAGCGAAACTGCGGATCACGCAGTAGACACGGATCGACAGCGCTGATACAGGTAGTTCCAGCACCCATGTTGGCAGTATCACAAACTGTTGTTCGATCAAACGGTGAGGTGTAGCCTCAGACATAACAACTCCTGTCCTAGTTGTTTGGAGGGGAAGCGTGTCCCTTTCTGCACGCTTCCCCTCCACCTTATTCCTGTGCTTGCTGTAAAGCAGAGAAACTGCTTAGACGCATGATCACAAGCCCATCTGACATTCCGTCCGGCATCGCAATCATTGCGAACGGTCGCGCATCACCAATGGACTTGTGTTGTGCGCTCTGCTGTTCCGCAGCAATGAAGCGTGTTGCGATTGGTTCCACCTGCTTGCCTGCTTTGACTTCGACACGCAGGTATCCGCCCCAATGCTCTTCGTGGCGTGTGTTTGCGCCACCTATTCCCAATGCCTTGCGTGCTTTGCGTGCTTTGCTGTCTCCCTTTGCACGATTGCGTCGGCCTCTCGCAACAGGATCACCGCAACCTTTGATGCGACGCTTGCCATCACGACCCACTTTGCCAAGCGTGCCAAAGAGGGGACAACCCTCTGCATTGCATTTGTCATGGTTGCCCTCGCACTCGCCTTTACTCTTCAGATAGTCCGTCATGGGCATTGATCATAACAACAGCGTCGATCATCGCCTGGAAGTTGTGCCAACTAAACTCTTCTGAAGTCAGCGTCCTGCACGTTGCGAGCAGAGACTCTAGCAGGTCTTTCCGCTGTGAGGCCTTGGTGCGTGCAGGCTCGTCGTACCTGTCACCGATGTGATACCAGTTGCGATACTTCGCAAGGACATACGGATGACAGCGATCTCGCCGTTCAACCAGGTGGAACACCTGTCCTGCTCTGTGCAGATTGGATAGTGCGCCGGAGATCTCTCCGTGATGTAGGTGGATGCCACGATCTGCGAGCCACCTGCCGATCTCACGCCATGTCATGCCCTCTTCTGCGCCATCCAGCGCATTGAGGATTTGCTTCTGCCGTGCGCCAAGTGAACCATCTGCGATCTGTCCCCACGCACGCATGACGGAGGCAGGTCGATCGACGTACCCTCCCGTCCCGTTGTATGTAGCCCAAAGTTCTTCCTGCATCACTTGGCCTGCATCTCTTGGAGGATCACGCCCATGTCGTTGATGAGTTGGATGTGTCCGCTCGCCCACGGCTCACGATTCGGGTATGCGAGTTGCATGACAACCATTGCACCTGTTGCAACGGCATCCCTGTCGTTCTCTGCGCCGAACAAGTGTGTCTTGTAGTTCCCGTTGCCCCAATGCGCACGGAGAGTAAATGTTCTCATGTCCTAGTCTTCCTTCCGTTTATCGGATAACTGTTGCTTTGCCGTCGCCGTCGATGCGCAGTTGCGCTTCGCCTGCTTTGATTGCCATAAGGTCAGCGATCAGGTTTGATGCTTCCTTGCTGTTCAGGTCTTTGAGGCTTGTCTTGCCTGCGATTGAGTGCAGGAGATCATCGTCTGATCCGACTTCCGCAGCAAGCCCTCGGATGTATTTGATTTGACTGTCGGAGACGGGATTGATCTTGAGTCCGTCGTTTGCTTCCTGCCGTGCAGGTGCAGGCTTTGCGCTTTGCACCTTTGCAGGCTCTGCCTTTGCCTTGCTTCCGAGTTCTGCACGCTTGGCCTGTGGTGCAGGCTCGCTCTTCGGTTGTTCCTGCGTCTTCGGTGCTTCGCTCCGCACATAGGTGTCGGCATCGGGGTCGGTGTCATCCGTAGGCAGGCAGAGTGTCTGCAGGAGTGCTGTGCGGAACGCAACGGACATTGCCTTTGCTGTGGCCTTGTCTCCGCTGTCCATGCTCTCGGCGCAAACTGTGGACGCAACGCTACTGCCATCAGGTGCGAAGAATGTGTAAGTCACATTGACACGGACATGGCCCATCTGCGTTCTGTTCTGCCCGATGGTTACTGTCTCGTAGGCAATGTCGTTGATCTGTGGCACAACGACAACGCCATGCTTGCGAAACGCAGGGGACACAGCATTTACAACGCTGTCAATCCCACGGAAGTTGAAGTTCTGATGCGTGTTGCGCTCTGTCTTGCGCACAGCACCTGCATCCTCCATGCATTTATTGAGGAGTTTGATGATTTCCATTCCTGTCCCTTTCTGTTACTTGGTTGCTCGCATGACGCGAAATGTTGAGGTCTTCGTGTAGGCATCGGCAATGTCGGGATAGTCCTCGGCAAGCGCTTTGCTGTCCAGCCTGCGTGACTCCTGCATCTTCCATGACACCACACGCCGACCGGCGACTGTTCCGTATTCCTTGTCCAGCAATGTTCGTGCAAGCGCATCCTTCAGGTCACGCTCTTCCTTCTCAAGAAGCGAGATGGATTCCTTGACTCCCTGCCATTGAGCAAGCAGGGCGATGGCGCTGTTGTCTAGTTCGACTTCTCCGGCAGGCTCAGGATGCAGTTCCGCAACCATCGGTGCAGTCAGCGTCTCATGCTCGGGAATCTCGCCTCGGTCAATGGCAGAACAGAACGCCTCTACCTTGTCCCACATATCGTCCTGCGCATCCTTGCTCGCTTCTACGAACTCAAAGCAGAACCTCATGTGTCGATCAAGAATGATGAAGACAACCTTTGGCGCACCTGTGCAGAACATTTGTGCTTGTGCCTGCCAGAACCAGGAATCGGGGAACGCATCGCCGGATGCCCAACTGTTCGTTGTCTTCGCTTCTACAACTAGGCTCGGGTCATCAATGCCCTGTGCGTCAAGCGTTGCAATGATCCGGCCTCGTGCGTACATAACGTCCGGCGTGTGCAGACGCTTCTCAAGCGTGTCCGATGCGTATTGGATGAGCGTTGGCTCCAGGTAGTTGCCACGCACCATTGCAGGATTCGTCTCACCGATAGTTGGTTCCATCGTCTTGCGGACTGCAAGATCGGAGATCGACTGGAATGGGTTGCATCCCATGATTGTTGAGACTTCGCTTGCACCTACGATGCAGTCGCCGTTTGCGTTGCGATGGCGCAGACGCAACCATTCGATCGATCCGTGTGCAGGCTTTGGGATTACTTGGTGTTTATGCATACTGTGCATAGTACCCGATGGGTGTTGCACACATAAACATCCGTTGTTGTTGGTGGTGACGCAGGCTGATTGCAGCGAGTATCAGCCTGCGTCACCTTTCGTTCTGATTCTCCAATGATGCTCGAGCATGATCATTGATGTGCGTATCAATCTTCTGCTCAATGCGCACCACAGCGTTCATCACCTGTGCGTGATCAGTCTTGTTCTCTTTCCGTGTGGTTTGTATCAGCGAGGCCAACACAACCCCGATCAGACCGATCACAGCGACGATGATGCCTTCGGCCATGACTCACCCTTTGAGCGCCTGAGCGATCTCGTCAAGGATCTCCTTGAACACAGCATCCACCTTCGCCGGGTCGTCTGCCATCGCAGGTGCGATCTCCGTGTGAACCCAAGCGCCACCTGGCCCGATGGTGTTCTTCTCGTAGACCTTCCAGCCTGATGCAACGCCACCATTGTCACGGTCGCACCTGTATCCAGCACCGAAGCCCTTGCCAGGAATCCAGTTGTTCTGGTAGTCGTGCAACTCTTCGATGAGCAAACGATCACGATACTGATAAAGGAAGTTGATCAGTTCCTTGCATTGCTTCGCTGTGCCACCTGTGTCCATCGCCCTCCAGGTCGCATGAACACTCAGACCGCTACCACCACGGACGGGACGATTCGCATAGATCCCTAGATTCCGCATCCCGAAGAGGAAGCAGATCATGTCCTGAAAGCGCTTCGTGCCTGCACGAGGCTTGCTAGAGGGGTCGCTGTTGCCTGTGTACGGACGCACGTTTACTCCTTGCCTGCGTTCT